CTTTAAATGCTGTGTCTACAAGACTCTTGGCATCAGTAAATTTATTGTTCAGCATCAAGTCATTGGTGACGCCAATATGAACTGATTGATACGCGCCCATAACCATAGCCTTGCGTTGCGCGCTATCGGCTGGGAACTGCATTAGGTCAGCGCGATCTCTGGCCTCTTGTACAGCAGTCTCTGTGTAACTCTTGCGCCCTTGTGGGTCAGCTATAGCCAGGTCAATGTACTGACTTTGACGTGCTTCTGATTCGCCGGCAGCATACACACGGATCTGACGCACTGCGTGTGCGTCCATTTGCGTTGAAAAATTAATCTCATGCTTGGCAGCAACAGCCGAGAACATTCTTTTTTGTACGTTGTTGGTCAACGCTACTTCAGCGTCAGCCCGAAGCTTGGCCAGCGCTTCTTGTGTTGGCACATATCCGTCTTTGGCTTTAATTCCAATTGAATTCAAGTAGCCAGAGTCTTTGTCAAACAGAACCTTTTGCGCTTTGGACGTGTACCAGGAGTCGGCCGCCTTGGTGTTGGCGTCATCAATCTGATCCTGAAGCATCTCTCCAATTCTTGACGCGGCACTACCAGCGGCTTGAACAGCAGCCCCTTGCTTGGCCATTTGCTCGGGAGCAAAGTTCTTCATTGACTCCACGCCTGGAGCGGCAAACGGTTGTGGATTTACAACTTCTGGCGCTACTGATGGGGAATCAATAATGGGTACGGTTGGCATGGTTTATTCCTTAATAGCCTATTTGGCGCGCAAGCAATCGATCCATCATTTTGTCTCGATACATTGTTGTGGCAAAAGATGTTGCGCCAGTGAGTAAGCTTGTTCCGGCTGCTGAAAATGGATCAATTGATTTTGACGATGCAGTCATGTTGTTAGCGCTGACGCCATACATAGCTGCTTGAGTTAAATAATTTTGGCTTTGAGTGCGGGCGTTTTCTGCTGACCGTACAGTGTTTGCATTGATCTGCAAGATGTCGATCTCTTTCATAAGGTCGTTGGTGGCCTCAATCTCTTTGTTGCTACCTTCCCCTATGACACCACCGCTTGCAGCCATAGCGGCCCGTTGTGACCCCTTGGCTTTGCCGTATTTGAGAGACATCATTGCGGATTGCTTTTCACCGGCCTGCAAGATGCCTTGAGCGGTGACTTCAGCTTGACGTGCGTTGATCCCGGCAATGTCCTTTTGGAATTGCAGAGTCATGGCCTGGGAGTCGAGTTGATACTGTTGAGCTTTAGCGCCGTAGTAAGAACTGGCAATCGAGCCAATCATGCCGGCAATGCTCATTATTGGGCCGAGCGACTTCATGGCGCTTGCGTCTTTTTGAGCCTGACTGTTTAGGCCAAAAGGTATCCCGAAACTATTGCTTGGATATGCCGAATACCAATCGTTTGCGTTGTATTGACCAGGTGGGTTATTCAAATTAATAGTCATGCGTCACCTCTTGTGTTGATGTTTGCTCCACAATCTCTCTCCAGCCTTATTGCCACCTTACCGGCAGCGTGTTTTCATACGGGCACCATTACCCACCAATTGCTACTTCAACGGTCAAACCAACAATGGTTAACGGTAGCGGATCGCTCTGACGGATGTACACCTGGCCAGACGCGGCCCATGTCGGCGTAAGCATGACAAGGATCTCATCAGACTTTAGCGCAGGCGGGCTGCCATACGGTTCAGTTGTACGTTGCTTGGCTTCCACCAGGTTATCTGCGTCCGGGCCAACAAAGATGCCTGACGATTGAAATACTCGCAGCCATGTTTTGTTGATGTTTTTGTAACGCCCTTGGCCAAAGCCATCAATTTGCAACGCTAATGGCAAAGTCTGCAAGTCTGATTCGTACGGCAGGCCGATAGTCACAATGTTGGCTGCCACCTCCAGGCTTACGGCCCCGCTTGTCACCACGCGCTGTGGATGCACTGCACCATCAGCCAAGATCGAAACAGTCTTGCCTTCTAGCCAGGTCAAGCCACTGATTGCATTGCGGGCAAAGTTCCAGACGGTTGTTGCTGTGCTACGCAGAGCCGCCGGCAAAGTCTTGTCAACGCGGGCTGTTACCACCGTGGTTGACGTGTAGCCAACAATTGTCAGCTTGTACAACGTGCCGGCAGAGTCAGTAAGGACAATAGCGTCACCAATGTCGCCTGTGCCTGTGAATTTGGCCGAGCTTGACGTGATGGTCAGCGTATCGGCTGGCCCCCAGGTTGTGCCGCCGGTTACGGTCATAGTCACTGCGGTAGTGTTTGTGCCGTTATATGTTGCGCCAGCATCAACAAAGAAGCACTTGTCAATGGTAGTGATTTCCCTGGTTTCCAGGCGCTCGATGTATCGCACATAGCTGCCATTGATTAATCGCTTGACGATCACATACAGCACGTCTTCGTTACCTTCAGCCACAGTCGTGCATGACTCAAAGCTGCCGTCAGTATCGTGATGGTGCCAAGATCCAATCTGCTGTTCTGGGATGTAGGTTAAGCCCAGCAAGTTGCCAGAGTTAGAAACAAACCAGATCAACGGCTGCGGAGCTTTACTAAAGCACATGTCTACAATGTCGTAGGTATCAAACAGATGGGCTGCACGGATCGACAGATCGCCCGTTATGAAGCCGTTTGACTGCCAGGAATACCCAAGCTCACGAATGTGGCCGCCGCGGGCTGCAACGTACACCAGAGAGTTATTCACAATCGATGGTTGGACGTTTGATGCACCAATGTATGACTGTGGTCGAACCGAGATTGATGTTGGTGTGATGGCGTCCGAGTTAACAGACGACACGCGCCACTCGGCTGAACCGGTCAACAAGATCAACTGGGTCAATGGCACAACGTGGCGAATGGTGTTGGCCTCACGCGCAGCAACTCGGAACTCAATCCGGTCGTCATCGCGAATTGGCAGGCCATAGCTCATATCGCTTTCGGTGCCGGACTTGGTCATCCAGATCTTTTGTGGCTCATTGACCGAGCCGGCAAAGGTTCTGCGCTGCTCAAAGTAAGACACCGCGCCAGGGTAATTGCCAGAGCTTGAGAAGTAAGAGTTGTAGACCGGCGGTGTTAAGCCTAGGTCAGGGCTGATGTTGTCATCGACCAGCGTTGTAGTTGTGGTGCTTCCAATGTAGCCGTAGATGCCGCCAAGCTGCTTGTACACGTTGTATCGTGAAGCCCCGCTTACAGCCGACCAGGTGATTGTGTTGTAAGCGCCTGTTATATAAATATTGTTTGCTATGGTTGTGCTAGAAGATGCAGCAGACACGCTTACGCCATCCGCAGCCACAGCAGTTACTACATACACCATGTTGTTATAGGTGTCAGCGTTAACCGCGGCCGATGCCGGGATGTATCTAGTTGAGCTTACGCCGGTTGGCGAGGACACTGAAGACGCAAAGTTAATTGTTGAAAGCACCCAGTTTGTTGCACCCTGCCGGCGAAGTTCACGCGGCGCATAGTTTGGATGCACCAATGTCAAAACGTCTGCCGACTGCACATAGTGAATGTCAAACAAATCAGCTTCAGCGTATGGCGTTGGAATTTCGTATGCGGTTGATGGTAGTGCGTACCAATACGTTGCGTTAGGTGGCTGTTGGTTTGTGTGGCCCAAGATGCAGTAGTAGTTAACCCCTAGGCGCGAGACAAGTCCACCAACAACGTAAGCTGTTGCGTTGCTCCATGCAGCCGGTGATCCAGCAAGCAAGGTTGCGCCTTGTGTGTGAAACCGCACATAGCCCGTTCCAAGCTCGATCACCATTGTCTGGGTAGTCGAGTATGTAAAGGGAATCAAACGCGTGCGCTTGGTGCTGTCCTTGACTTGCGTAACGTATGAAAAGCCTGGGCGGTTCTCTGCCGGGCCTTGTGGCATTGAAATAAAGTTGCGAAGCTTTGCGGCTCCGGTCTGGAATTTAACGTCGTCAATGCGGCCGAACATCTCCGGCGACATCACGCCACCAGAGAATGCTCGGGTGTAGCTGCGTGTATTTGCCATGCTTATCTCCCGGCCGACCAGGGCACAATGTGTTCAATGTTATTTCGACGTTGGTTTGAGTCTGAAACTTTTGCTTGCGACATGTAACCCATAGCCATTTGCGTACAGCGCTTTGCTTCTGCCGAGCCAGCATCACCTTTAATAACTGGGCCAGCAAGCATCGCAGCAAGCTGCCACGATAGGGTCATTACAAACAAAGGGCTAAATGAAGTGGTGTCGGTCACATAGCATGTGTAACGCAACATCGCCTCTTCCTGGTTTGTATAAAGAACGTGATTGCCATCAGACGCAATCTCAACGCTAAAAGGTTGCGGAGAATAACGACCGGCAGCAATTACAGGGCTGTAGTTGTGAGCAAAATCTGGTGTGTCAGTAGGTACAAAGCGGCTTGCATAATCGTCGTTTGCTTGCGGCGGCATTACTGCAATGATGTTGATTGAGTCACCAGGCAAGACGTATGAATACTTCCACTCTGGCCAATTGTTTGCAATTTCAGCCAGGTTAACGCGGCGCATACTGAAGTTCCAGTTATGCATTTCAAGCAGAGCGTCCCTAGCAATAGGATAGAACCGCGCACAATGTTCTGATTGTGCAGAACCTTCAGGCGGTGAAATGCTTGACACGGTGGCGTTGTCGCCTAGATGTCCAAGCGCCAAGTTACAAATATCGACTTCTGATGCCATCGTGGCCTCCTATATGAGAAAAAGGGGCCGTGGTTTCCCAGCGGCCCCTATGACTACAGTACCCGACAAGTCGGATTACACAGAGCCTTATTCCGCGCTTGCACGCTTGGCTTTGGGCGACCACTTTTTAGTGGAACCTTCAGCCGCATCTTGCTCGACCTCATCAGTCTGAACCGGAGCGCCTTTAAGGAATTCCAAGTTTGTATTTTTGGGGCCATCATATTCGAAGACATCGCCTGCTTGACGCATGCCATTGTCAACGAAACAGAGTGTTTTTGCGCGAACTTGTGCCATGTGTTATCTCTCCTGTTAAACCACAGTAAAGCCAGAAGCGTAAAACTTCTTGCCGTCTTGGATGTCCATCACTACATCAGCAAGCACATTACCAGCGGTAAATGTTCCTACGATTGTGTAACGTGCGCCCAAGTAGCGTTGGCCAGTAGATGCAATTTGCGGGTTGATGAGGACAGCGACGTTCTTGCCTGCAACCAAGTCAGCCGTAACGACTGCATCAGAAGAGCCAAGAACAACAACACCAGATGACAGTGCTGCGTTGGTAGCGCCAATCACTTCAAACTTAACAGAGGTGCCGCCAGCCAAAGCTGTGGTCACTGCAAAGTTCATATAGAGATCGCTACCTTCGCCCATGTCGCGGGCAACATTCAAGTCAACAGTATCTGTAGACACGGCAGTGGTAGTCAATGCCTGATCTGTCGATACGCGTAGTAATTTATCGGTAATCATGATTTGTTCCTTTTAGTTAATGGGTTGATTAGGACACTACAGCTTCAGCATTGATAAGCGAATCAACGCGACGAAGCGGAACGCCCAAGAATGACAACCAGCTATAAGGTACGCCGAATTGGCTCAAGCCTTCATTGATCTTCAGAACATATTGTGATTTGTCCAGAGCAGCGATGCTCAAGCCAGAATGCACAGTACGGTTCATGTAGAACGCTGCACGGCCCATTGCCATATTAGGAATACGATACAAAGAACGTGCCATCAGCTTAACGATGTTAGTCGCGGCAGCAGCAGTTTGAGTATTTGCTTGAGCGATCAAGTCTGACACGTCGATGTTGCAGATGCGAACAACGTAGCGCCAATCTTTAACGACCAAACCATTCTTCCACTGGTAGCGAGTTGCGTACGCTTGCAGACGGGTACCGTCGCTGTTGTACACGGTTTGCTCACCCAAGTCTTCATGGATCAAACCAGCTTTAGAGCCTTTAGGGAAATGGCAATACACAGTGTTGTCGCCCCAAACTACGAGGTACACAGAGGTATTGTCAGAACCAGAACCACCGGCGCTCAAAATGTTTTGTGCGTTGGTAGCAGACAAGCTCGAATAGCGTGGAGCCAAGCCGAGGTATTGCTTTGGATCTGTACCAGGGTTGCCGTAGAACATAGTCGTGGCTTGAGTCTGGTTCATTGCTTCCAAGAAGGCACTGTCTTCAGACAAGCGGAATTGAGCGGTGTTACCGTTCAACATCGCCAAGTCTTTATCGACTTCAGAACGCGCTTCCAAGATACCAGCCGCTTCATCAACTTGTGCAGTTGTTGATTTGGTTGATGGAATACCTTGGTTCAATGCACGCCAGTAGACGCCAGGCAGACCAGTACGAATAACAACGCGTTCGCCAGTAGGCAAGTTGCCTTCTTTGAATACGCAGTCTTCGAGGATTTCGTTAGATTGAGAAAGTAGTTCCGCGATGATTGGAATACGACCATCTGGATCAGTTCGTTTGGCCCAATCGGCCAGGGTAAGGTTAGAGGTTGCAAGAGTTGCCATGATTTAGCTCCTATTAAGATTGCTGATTAGAGTAGAGTGCGGCTGCTTTCGCGTTGAAATCTTGTGGCCCTGAAGGCTTCCCGCCAGCGCCAGGTGAATTTCCTACAAAAGTATCCTCACTAATTGCCTTGCCTGCTCTGAACATAAACCGAATTACTTCGGGATTATTGCCTAGACCAGACTGTACAAGCAACGTACGCAGTTCGGGCGTGCCGAATGAATCAAGCGCTTTTTTCGCAACGGCCATGTTTTCGTTAAGCTTATCGCCACCGAATTCTTTGTCCGTTTGTGATTGTTGCGCCCACTCATTACGAATGGCCTCCACCTGGGCAAGTTGACGTTCCGCTATTTTCGGCCCCATCGACTCCACCAGTTTTTGCGCGGCATCTTGAGTCAAGTTCAACTCTTTAGCAACTTCCGAAAAGTTTCCAATCATTTCGGCGTCGAATTCTTTCCCTTCAGGGGGAGTGAATTCGTACTTTTCAGGTGCGCCTTGTGGCTTTTCAGCCGGGTCACCTTCTGTGTTGCCTTCAGAATTATCAGTATTGGCCGGCTCCGCGACTTGCTGATCTTGTCCTTCTGATGCTTGCTGCTGACCTCCATAGAGAGCGTCTGCCGTCACTTGGCTCCCATTGGAGTGTTGCGATGTTTGAGCGCCGTCGTTGGTTGTTGAGGCTGTATCAGTCATCTGCGTTTCCATTTGAATTCTCCTTAACCATTTGCGGGTAAAGCTCCGAGCAATGCGTGTGAATCAGTGAAAGCGTGCGATTGCCGAAGTTCCGATTACCTTCAGCGAATGCCATAGACATCGCGTTGGTATTGAACGACAGCCGGAACACACCCGCCTGATCCAGAAGACGCCAGATAATCCGACGACCCCGCTTGTTGCTCATGAGCCATTTGAGATCTACCTCTTCATTCTCGCGTACAAGTTTTTCGCGAAGCTTTTTATCAGCCTCGGTCTTCTCCTGACTGCGAAGATCTAGAGGATCGTAATTACTCATGACGCCAATCTATCTAAAGCACATATGGATACGGGCACCATCATGCAGCCACTTCATTGACAGTCACAATGACTGATGGAGTAATTGGCCTGGTTGGGCTAGTTCCTGCGGCGTCATAGTGAAGCCGAACATTGGTGTCTGGTGTGTTCCACATGATTTGAAAATAGTCACCAGCATTGGCTTCAACAAAAAAGTTCCATGCCGCAACCATCTTGGCGGCATTGGCTCCGCCGCTGATTGTGACCTTG